ACAAGGTGTCTAGCAATCCAAGGTGCAATCCTGCGCCACTTATCCTCAGACACACGACCATCAGCCATATCTCGCGCTTCTTGTTTAGTTTTGTCTGTCAAACCATCTCCACCAAAACCTTGACGATTTAATTCAAGTCCTCTGCGAGCAGCAGCACGCATATAAGCAGGTGGAGTTAAATTAACTTGTCTGGCTTCTTGTAACTCATCTTCCATTTCTTCATCTAACTCATCTTCTAAATCTTCTTCAATTTCTTCTGCAGGTTGCCAAGCGTTGCAATAATATGCGCCACTAACATAATCATCCCATTTTTCGCACCAAGCACGAAGCTCACCATTAGGAAATTCTTTAACATCATCTTCTTTGTAAAAAATACAATTACCACAAGCGCGACCCTCTGGAACATCTTCGCTAAGAGATGGTCTGTAATTATCAGGCAAAACTCTTTTTTGTTTTTTCATTTTCTTGTACTTAATTCTTAAATCATCAATCTTAGTAAGAGTGGAAAACTTGTGACCAACTAAAACATCTGTTGCTTCCCAGCCATCTTCTTGCTCTCTAAAAATTCTTATCAAAGCTGCAGGGTCATCTTCAGTACCCTCAATATTAAAATCTGAATCAGGAACATTTATAGTTCCGTCTCTGACAATGCGAACAATTCTCCCTCTTGCTCTACCACCAGAAGAGTTCCAAGAAACAAAATCACCAATTCTTAATTCATCAGGTCTTGCTCTTTCTCCACCTGGTTCAATTTCTTCAGCAAGTGAGATTGCTACCATCTGGTCAATAGCTTGTTGTTTAGTTGTATGGCAACCCATAACTTCGCCATCTTCTTTAATAGTTGCCCAGCCAGAACAATCAGATGATGAATCAGTAATAAAATATGGCATTAAAGGACCTGTTTTATAAGAGAAACTGTTGCTGTGCCAGTTGTTATGATTGCATACAACGCATTTCCTGGCGCTAAATTTATGTCAAAAGAGTCTTGTTTAATTAACCTTAAACCTGTTGAAGTTGTTACAGTTGAATTACCTAGGTAAACATTGTCTGTGTTGTCGTGTAAATGTAAATGAACTAAAACTGGATTGGTCTCACCAGCGACCAGCAAAGTTGGAGAAGTTGTAACAGTAACTTGAGAACTTGATAAAGGCATCAAACCATCCTAAAGAATTAGTAACAGGTCTGCTTCATCCTGTCTTATTGAAAAGTCTATACGATTTTGCGCTGAGGCATTAAAATTTGATGATATTGTGTCAGGTTTTAACATCAATATCTTTACTGGTTTTTTTGTTTCAATAATCACAGGAATTTCAGGTTCAAATATTGGTTCTAGTTTTGGTTTGACTTTTCTTTGATAAGGACCTCTTGAACCATATTGGGGTTCAGGTGGTGCTGGTGGTTCTCCACCTGTTGCTGTGCCTGATGCAGATAGTCCACCCAAGTTTGATTCACCTGAAGCCTCAAGAACTACACCTAGAGTTCCTGAACTTTGAAGTCCATCAAATAATGATTGCGCTAACGCTGTTTTTGTTATGACTGTTTGGATTAATGATTCAATCGAACCTAGATTTGTAGCACCTTGAGCTGAATGTGCTACATCTGCTGATGATATTGAAGTGATAGCACCAAGTGCTGCTTGGGCTGTTTGAGGATTAGAAACAGATGCTGTGGCTGATGAAGAAAGACCATCAAGATTTGATGAGCCTGTTGCTTCAATGTTTTCAGTCGTGCCATACAAAGTATTGGTGTCTAAAATTCCTCTGACTTCGGAATCTAGAATGAGTGAGCCTGTGGCACTCATTGGTTTAGCTTGCGACTGTTAGGGATGCAGTTAAAGAACCTGAAGCAATAGTTACTGTGTCTCCTGCTGTGTAAGGATTTGAAGTTATTGTTCCAGAGAATAAAAAGTTACCTGCTGTTAAATTGTCCCAAGCTGTAAAATGTGTGGCATCTTGTGAACCTGCAATGTTTGTCCATGTCGCTGCTGCATCTGATGCAATGCTTCCGTTTGCTGCTGCTGCGAATGTCACAACTTTTCTTGTAGTTTCAGTTGCAGGGTTACTTGTACCGTTTGCCCCTGGGTCTCCAACATGTAACTTTATGTAAACATCTGCAACAGAAAACGCTGTTGCGTTACCTAAAGCATCCAAAAACTTATCTGCTGTGTATGAACTTAAACCAGTTGCCATTGTTATTCCTCAGTTGTTTCTATGATTCTTGTAATTAGATTGTCTTTATCTCTTTCAACAGTTCTAATTGTTTGTTTAGATTCTGGTGCATTAACATTCACAATCGGTGGTGCAACATTGATAATTGCTGGTGGCACATTAACAATTGTTTCAGGTATCTGAACATTAACTTCACTTGTTCTTGTAATGTCATAAACCGACTCAGGATTTGTTGGGTCAATTTGTGCAACCTGTTGTAGTTGTGTTGATGGAAGTCCTGTGTGTTTAATCGGTGGAAGACCAAGAGCTGAAAGAACTTGTCCTGGGTCATAACCTGATTGAACAAGTCTTTGAGCCATCTGAACTTTTTTGTCTTGTTCAATAACATCAGCTTCAGCAATGTTTATGTTAGCCAAAGGAACTCTGAATTGGTCGCCCTCTTCTACTGGTCTTAAATCTTCAAATCTTCTAATATCGTTCACAGAATAAAACCCTGCTTGTAAACCGATTGAGTATCCTTGGATTCTTGTTGTGTAATCTCCACGCAATAAACCATCAACATTGAATTTTAGGAAAGCGTCATTTGGTAGAAGCCTTGAATAGGCATCTTCAATTTTTTGAACATAAGGTCTTAATGTGTGTGTCACAAAGTTTATGTTGTTTTGTTCAACGCTTGCATAACTCATTGCACCAGGTGTGGTGACTTGAATCATGTGTAGAGGAACTCTGAAGATTCTTGCAATTTGTTCAACAGCGAATTGTTGTGATTGCAACATTTGTGCTTCATCAGGTGGTGAACTTGTCTTTGTGTATTTTGCACCACCAGAAAGAACTCCTGTTTTATGTGCTTTCTTAAATCCTTTATGTGAGTTGTCAAAATTGTTTCTTAAATCTTTTGCTTGCTCAGCAGTTAAGTTACCTGGGTATTCAATGATGCCTTGTGTAGTTGCGCCTTGACCAAAGAATCTTGCAGCAAAACTTTGCAAAGCTGAAGCCAAACCTAGGTTTTCTTTTAGTTCTGTGACACGACTTAATCCACGAGTTGCACCAGGTGTGCGAATTTCTGTAATGTGAATCATGTCTTGCTGTGCAACAGTTCCATTGACACCGTTATCAATTACATATTCAAGTTCTCTTGTTTGAGGATTTCTATTTATTGCAACTCTCATTGGGTCTAGGCAAACAAGGTTGGCAACATCCCCACGACCATCACGATAAATTCTTGTGAAAGAGTTTCCGTCAATCAGTAAAGATACAAGTACTTGTTGGTAATGTTCGCTTCTTAATAAATCAACATCTGGTCTTTGTACCCATTCAGGTCTTGGTCTGTAGGGAACTCTGTTGCCATCTCTTCTAACAAATGAATCAACTGGAAGTGTTGAGATGGTGTCAGATATTAAAAGCACACAAGCATAAAATGCGCTGATACGCATTGCTGATGCTTCATCAATGGCTGCGCCTGATTCTGTGGTGAAAGCAAATGTGTCACCAGCACCCCAAATGGATTGAAAACTTATAGCTCTGTTCTCAGGAAGATTGAACAAATTGTTTAACATTATTTACTTCTTTCAATAGCGATACCTAAAACTAAACATGACAGACCAGCAACTGTTATACCTGCTGGGATTGAGACTAAAAAGATTCCTGTGGAAATTAAAACAAGACCTAGGACTTGGATTATTGTTGCTAACAAAAAAACTCCTTAAACAAAAAACTGTGGGACAAGGACTTCAGATTCTGAACGAGAAACTGTTGCCCTATCAAAAGCAATGATACTAGCAACTGCACCATCTATTTTTCGTGGTGAGCCTCTGTGTTCTTTAACAATTCTAGGGCCTAACCTATCAACTTTCACTACAGCATTTGATATGTGTCTTGTCAATAATGGGTTTCCGTCATTTGTTAATTTCTCACTAACAACAGCATCATAAAACTTTGAACACGCTGGAATCATTCTTGATGCAGAAGTTGATGGCCATTCCACAATAGGTAAACCAGCATCTTGTAAAACCTGCATAGTTCTTTGCCAACGAAAAGGGTCACAAGCAATCTCTTTAACATTCATCCGAGAACAGGCTTCAATGATTGAGTTTTCAACTTCTAAAGAATCCACACGCCAATCATCTGTGTCCTCTGGTTGTTTCTCCCAAGCCTCAACAAGGAATACATGTGGGACTTCTTCAATTGTTACTCCAACAATTACAGAAGCATCACCTGAGAAAGAACCATCAAAACCTAAAATGACTGGCACATCTTTATCAATTTCTTTCTTAATAACTCTTGATTCCCAAGCATTGTTAGGCAACCACGCTGTTTGTGATGACACCCAAGCGTTAGTTCTTTTTGTACGAAACTCAGCTTCAGGTGTACGTTTTACAGCAGACTCAAAGTCTTCAACAGAGTTCAAATCACCAAACGCAGGATTTGCAAGTTTCCAAACTTCAGGGTCTCTGTGGTTTGACTCAGTTGGTGATTCCCACCAAGACATAAAAAAACTTGGGTCATCAACTTCACCACGCGCAACTTTTTGACCATATTGATACAACGAATAAGCAACAGAATCTTGACCTGTGTTATCTGTTTTAACACCAGCAGTTGTAATTGCAAGAAGCAAAGGTTCACGTCTAGCACCCATACCAAGAGTCATAACATCAAACAGTTCACGATTAGGTGCAGCGTGCAACTCATCATAAACAACAAGTGTTGGAGACAAACCCTCTTTAGTAAAAGCCTCAGATGAAAGCACACGATAAACAGAACCCAATGATGGAATCTCAATTGCATCACGATACAACTTAGCTTGAGACATCAGCTCAGGTTCAGCTTCAATCATTTTCTTAGCATCACCAAAAACAATTCTTGCCTGGTCTCTGTCAGCAGCACAAGAATAAATCTCAGAACCTTTCTCACCCATAAACAAACCCCAAAGGGCAATACCAGAAGACAAAGCAGATTTACCATTCTTACGAGCCATACCAACAAGTGCAGTT